ATCTCGGCTATTGCGACTTATTTCAATTCACTTGTGCTGCCGCCCGTACTTGTGATGCGTGGAAAGCTGGCGGGCCTATTACGAAGGAAAAACCATGAAAAAGACTCAAACATACAAAAATGAAGCAAGTGCTTTAAAAGATGCAAAGAAAAAGGGTGCGCCAAGCATTACTTTTATGATTGCTGTGGGTAAGCCTAAGATGCGTCCAATGCCTGAGCGTGGTGGTCGTACTGCTACAAACATGATGAAAAAATCTACAAGGGGTAAATAATGCCATTAGCTTCTCCAATTACTCTTTTGAATGCTGTTACTGCAACTGGTGCATCAACCGCAATTCAAGTCGATCCTGGTCAACCAGCATTCCTACAAGTCTCAGGCATCACAAGTGCTACTGTTGCTTTGCAAGGAAGTCTTGACGGGGTAACATATTCAACGATTGGTACAGCCTTAACTGGTGATGGCATTGTTACTGTGGCAAATGCGCCTAAGTATCTAAGAGCCAATTGCACAGTTTATGTGACTGGAACAATCACAGCAAAGGTTTTATACTAATATGAAAAAAACTAAAGCTCAAACTAAGATTAGCAAGGTCATGAAAGAGTATGGTGCGGGTATGTTGCACTCTGGCTCTAAGAAAGGCCCTGTAGTAAAGAATCAAAAACAAGCAGTTGCGATTGCTTTATCTGAAGCTGGCATGAGTAAGCCAATGAGGAAAAAGAAATGAAACAAGGTCTTTACGCTAATATCAATGCCAAACAAGAACGTATCAAAGCGGGTTCTAAGGAAAAGATGCGTAAGGTTGGTTCTAAAGGTGCTCCTACTGAGGCGGCATTTAAGGCTGCGGCTAAAACCGCAAAGAAGAAATGAAATCTCCTGTTTGGCAAACAAAAGAAGGAAAAAACCCCAAGGGGGGCTTGAATGCCAAAGGAAGAGCATCGTATAATGCAGAAACAGGTGGAAATCTAAAACCACCAGTTAAGTCGGGAGATAACCCTCGTAGGGCATCCTTTTTAGCACGCATGGGCAATATGCCAGGAGCTGAGATGAAAGATGGAAAGCCTACCCGACTTTTACTTTCTCTTAGAGCTTGGGGCGCAACGTCCAAGGAAGACGCTAAAGCTAAGGCTAAAGCGATCTCTAAGAGGAATAGTAAATGAGGCCAGTTTCTGTTGGTAAAAATTTAACTGCTGCTACGGCTACTACGCTGTACACAGTACCGACTGGCTATTACGCTAAATGTTCACTCTTGCACGTTTGCAATACTTCTCCTAGCAAGCATATTTCTTTTAATTGGTATGACGCAAGCACTGCTACAACAATTGTAGTTGTGAGTGAGCAAGTTTTATCTGCAAGAACAACATTAACGCTTATGTCAGACACACAATATTTTGTGATGGAAGAAGGCGATTATTTAACCGCCATTTCTGAGGCTGGCTCAACAATGTCTGTACTTGCAACATTTGAAGTATCAGGAGCGCAACGAACATGACCTACTTAGAACTTGTTAACGATGTGTTAGTTCGCTTGCGTGAAAGCACAGTATCTACTGTTGGCGAAACAACCTATTCTTCTTTAATTGGCAAGTTTGTCAATGATGCAAAGCGTCAGATTGAAGATTCCTTTAATTGGAATGTTCTTAGTACGACAATCACTATCACAACTACAGCAAACACACACTCTTATTCATTAACAGGTGCTGGTCAGAAGTTCCAATTAAATGATGCTATCAATAAAACAAGCGTCATTGGATTAACAAATATCTCATTTGTTGAGATGAATCGAAAATTAAACTTTCAAACACCTGCAACTAGCATACCTTCTGAGTTTGTTTTTAGTGGAGTAGATTCAAATGGTGATACAAAAGTTGAGTTATTCCCAGTTCCAGATGGCGTTTACAGTCATATTTGAATTAAATGTTCCACAAGCAACGTTGTCTTCAGACTCAACTACTGTCAAAGTTTTAGATTATTTAGTTACTCAAAGTGCCTATGCACGGGCTTTGATTGAGCGTGGCGAGGATGGCGGGACTGCCTCTTCTGAAGCCTATGCTTTGTTCAAGGGAATGCTCTCAGATGCCATTGCATTGGAAGGCACTCGCTATATAGAAAACAACTTTGAGCCTGTGTAATGTCCAAACCTTTACAAAGTTACAGTCTTTCAGCACCAGGCTTCTATGGCCTGAACACTGAAGAATCCCCACTTGATTTGGGTATTGGCTTTGCTTTGGTCGCTACTAACTGCATCTTGGATCAGTATGGTCGTATTGGTGCTAGAAAAGGTTGGACAAGGGTTAACTCATCTTCTGGTGCTTTAGGTGCTAATGATGTGGGTGTTATCCATGAATTAGTCCAGACTGATGGGACTTTGACAGTTCTATTTGCTGGCAACAACAAGATATTCAAACTTGGTGCTTCTAATGCTGTTACTGAGTTGACCTATGGTGGTGGTGGTTCTACTCCTACCATTACGGCATCTAATTGGCAATGTGCATCTTTAAATGGAATTGCATATTTCTTTCAAAGCGGTCACGATCCATTGATTTATGATCCCGCTATAAGTACAACTACTTATCGTAGAATTTCAGAGAAGTCTGGTTATGTTGCTACAGTTCCTCAAGCTAATATTTGCTTATCAGCATTTGGTCGCTTGTGGGTTGCTAATACATCTACAGATAAGGTGACAGTTAGCTTCTCTGATCTTATTGCGGGTCATGTATGGGGTGGTGGTACTTCAGGCTCATTAGACGTATCTCGTGTATGGCCTAATGGTGCTGATGAGGTCATGGGCTTGGCAGCGCACAATGATTTCTTGTTTATCTTTGGTAAGAAACAGATTCTTGTTTATTCTGGTGCTTCTACACCCTCAACAATCGTTTTAAGCGATACAGTAGGGTCTATTGGGTGTATTGCAAGGGATACAATTCAAAGCGTTGGCTCTGATGTGATTTTCTTGTCAGATTCAGGTGTTCGTTCACTGATGAGGACTATTCAAGAGAAGTCTGCACCTCTTAGAGATTTGTCTAAGAATGTGCGTTTTGACCTAAATTCATCATTGGCAAGCGAAACATTGGCTAATTTGAAGTCTGTTTATTCAGAAAAAGAAGCCTTTTATCTGCTTGTTTTGCCAGCTACTTTCCAAGTTTATTGCTTTGATACCAAACAATCTTTGCAAGATGGAGCTTCCCGTGTAACCAAGTGGGACTCTATTGCGCCAACATCTTTACGTTCTTTGCGTAATGGTGAATTATACATTGGTAAAAATGGCTATATTGGTAAATACAGTGGCTATTTAGACGATACTTTAACGTACCGATTTGCGTACTATACAAACAATGCTGACTTAGGAAACCCTAATCAAATTTCGGTTTTAAAGACTATTTCAGCCATTGTGATTGGTGGATCAAACCAGTATTTATCAATCAAGTGGGGCTTTGACTATTCTGGTGCTTATCAGTCACAGAATATTTATATACCAACTCAAACCAGTTACGAATATGGAACTGCTGAGTATGGAATTGCAGAATACACAAGTGGTGTACCAATTAAAACACTAAGAGCCAATGCTTCAGGTGCGGGAAAGATTGTCCAAACTGGATATGAAACTACAATTAACAATGTTTCGTTTTCTATTCAAAAGATTGAAATTCAAGCCAAAGATGGAAGACTAGGATAAGAGGTAAACCATGAGTAACTATACAAAGACAACCAATTTTGCGACTAAAGACAATCTTAGTTCTGGCAATCCTTTAAAGATTGTTAAGGGTACTGAGATTGACACTGAGTTCAATAATATCGCTACTGCTGTTGCGACAAAGACAGACAATGCTTCTGCCGCAATTACTGGTGGTACGATTACTGGTATTACCGATTTAGCAGTGGCTGATGGCGGTACTGGTGCTTCTACGGCTACTGCTGCCCTGAATAACCTTTTGCCTAGCCAAACAAGCAATGCAAACAAGTATCTACAGACTGATGGCACAAATGCTTCTTGGGATGCGGTAAGCCTTTCTACTTCCGATATTACTGGCACTTTGCCCGTAGCAAATGGTGGTACTGGTGTAACAACATCAACAGGTACAGGTAATGTAGTGTTGTCAAACTCGCCAACACTGGTGACTCCTGCTTTAGGTACTCCTGCGTCAGGCGTAGCCACTAATTTAACAGGCTTACCATTAACTACTGGTGTAACAGGAACTTTGCCTGTTGCCAATGGCGGTACTGGTGTTACCACATCTACTGGTACAGGCAGTACAGTTCTTTCAAACAGTCCTACTTTAGTGACTCCCGCATTGGGAACTCCTGCTTCTGGCACTTTGACAAATGCCACAGGTCTACCCATCTCTACTGGTGTAAGTGGTTTGGGTACTGGTATAGCTACTTTCTTGGGTACTCCATCATCTGCTAACTTGGCTTCTGCCGTATCAGACGAAACAGGTTCAGGTGCTTTGGTGTTTGCCAATAGCCCAACTTTAGTTACTCCTGCTCTAGGAACTCCATCCGCTTTGGTAGGCACAAACATTACAGGAACTGCCTCTGGTCTAACAGCAGGTAATGTCACTACAAATGCTAACTTGACAGGCGCAGTCACTTCTGTTGGAAATGCGACATCTTTGGGTTCATTTAGTTCTGCCAACCTTTTGGGGGCTTTGACTGATGAAACAGGAACAGGATCAGCAGTATTTGCTACTTCACCTACTTTGGTGACTCCTATCCTTGGAACACCTACTAGCGCAACTTTGACTAATGCTACTGGCTTGCCTATCAGTACAGGTGTTTCAGGTCTTGGAACAGGCGTAGCAACCTTCCTAGCTACTCCATCAAGTGCAAACCTTATCTCTGCTGTAACAG